TGATCACCGCCATGTTGACGTCACGAGCGACTGCCGCCTCGAACGCCTGCCGCGCCGCCGCATCCGTCCAGGCCTCGGTCGACGGCAGGAACAGCCCGTCGATCTTCTCGCCGCCCCCGGCATCGAAGGCCCGCGCGATCCGCTCCGCCATGCCCGCGTCAATCCCACTTTCGGCCAGACGCGCCAGATCCTTTGCGCTCGCAGTGCCGCGGGCGACCTTCTGCGCCGCCCCCATGACGCTATCGCCGATAGCGCTCGCTGCCGCCACCTTGAGGTAGTTGGTCGCGTGCGAGTTCAGGTTGAGGATGTTCATGCGCTCCGCGCTCACCGCAAGGGTGCGTTCCGCGAAGGTGTCGTTGTGGTAGGCGTTCGCCACGTCGTCGAGCGCGTGCATCCGGCTCGCCTCATAGGCTTCCAGCCCGGCACCCATGGCCCGATACTCGCGCTTCACCCGGGCGGCCAGTTCCTTGTTCGAGGTCAGCGCCTTCAGGTAGCCGGCCCAGGCCTCCCCCATGGCGCCGAGCCCGACGCGGAAAACGCCGTTGGCAGCGTCGCCCAGGGCGTAGCCGGCGACCGAGCCCATGTTCACGACGGTGTTCACGTTCCGCGCCGCGCGCGCCCAGCGCCCAACGTTCTGCATCACGCTATCGCCCGAGATGCCATAGGTCCCGCGCAGGCGGTCGCGCATCCCCGCGATGTCACGCTCGTCGGCCGCCTTGGCTTTCGCCAGTGCCGCGCGCTTCTCCGGCGGCGCTTCGGCGATGAGACGGTCCCACTCCTCGCGCATCGCCTTGATCTGCAGCGTCATCATCGGGTCGCCGAACTTCTGCGCCAGGATGATGTCCGGCACGGTCTGCCGGATGTAGGACGAGATCAGGTGATCGGCGTCGTTCACGAGGAACGGGCTCGCCAGATTGTCCGGGATCATGAACTCGCGAGAGGCAAACGGCCCCGACGGGCGCCAGCGCGCCATGTCGGGATTGCCGCCGAAACCGCCCGGCCCGGCACCGCTCGCCCCGTCATAGGGCAGGCGGCCGTCAGGCAGGTTGAGCAGGCGGTTCATGATCTCGCCCGATCGCGACCGCAACTCGTCGTCCATCATGTCGAGCGGATTGGTCAGGATGCGCTTGACGGCGAGATCTGTCGCGCTGTCAGCCGAGCGTAGGCGTGCCGCATCGGGCGCCCGTCCTTCCTCCGCCTTGGCGCGCTGCTTCCATGCGGACTCGGCTTCCGCGATCGTGTCGCCCCGCCATTCCGCGACGGTCTTCTCCAGATCGCCGCGGCGGATGTCGATCTCTCGAGCGACGGAGCCTGTCATGTCGTCGAGGATGCCGCGCATCCGCTGCACGGCGTCGATGCGCTCTTGAAGGACGCCGAGGCGCCCGGTGCGCTGGCGAGCCGCGCGCTCGACCTCATCAGCCCCGCCAGCTGCCGCAGCCGCCCGGCGCTCACGCGATGCCATGGCGTCCTGTGCCCGGCGAACGGCCGCACGGGCTTCCGTGATGCCCCGGCGCGTCGCGAGAACGGCGTTCTCCGCAGCCTCCCGCTGCACCGAAACCGGGATTGCCGCGCCGGCCGCCTCCATGTCGCTCAGAACGCGGTCGAGATCAGCCAGCGACCGCCCCCGGACCTCCTCGCCCCGGAACAGCATGGAGACCTGCTTCATGTCGACATTGCCGACGTCGAGCCGGTTCAGCGCCTCGTCCATGGTCGCGGCGATCTCCGCCGCCCGGAGGTTGCGCTGCTGCGTCTCGGAAAGCGTCTCGATCCAGAACTTCGGCGGGTCGCCGCGGGCGGCCTGCTCAAAGATCGCCAGCACCTCGTCCGGCGAGTAGCGCTGCACCTCGCCGTCAAAGCCGCGGCGGTTCGGGTCCATCTCCGCCAGGCGCTCGCCCCAATCGTCGAGAGACCGGCGCCCGCCCATCAGGTCGCGCTCAGAACCGCGCCGCAGAAGGCCCGGAATTCGGTAATCGCCGAGGCCGGCGCGCGCGTCGCCGGTATCGTCCGCGATGCCGCCTTCCTTCGCCACCCAGTGCAGGAACGACGGCGTGTCCGGGATCGCCCGCTTGCCGGTCGCCATCTCAGCCGCAATGCGCAGGTCGCCGGACAGGATGCTCGCCGTCTCCTCGCGCTCGAGAGCGTCGAGCTCGTCGGCAGTCATCGGCCGATCGCCGCGCGCAACACGGCGCGCTTCCTTCTCCAACTCCTCGACGCGGGCGCGCGCGTCCGGCCCCAGGTCCATCGCCTTGAGCCAGTCGATGCCGTCCTGAATTTCCTCGATCTGCTCTTTCAGCAGATTCTCGCGCTCGCGCAGCGCAGCGGCCCGGTCGGCCTCCGCCCCGGCGCCGACGCGGCGTTCCGACAGGCGAGCCGAAAGGTCGCGCTCTCGCGCCTCCAGCGTGGCGATGCGGCCCTGCAGACGCTCCAGCATCCGTTCATGCTGCTCAATGCCGGCCTGCACCTCGCGCACGCGCGCCTGCACGAGCCGATTGTGTTCCATCTCGCCGCGCAGCCAGTTGGTCACCATGTCGACAAACTGGGTCGGGTTTTCCCGGATCGCCCGCTGGTTCCATTGCCGTTTCATGTAGCTTTCGGCGGTGGTGCGATCGAGGTCTTTCAGGTCGGGGAAGACCTTCTTCGCGGCCTCCCACAGCGGATCCATGACCTTCTCACGCATGGCGCGCGCGGCGGCCTGCACCTCCGGAATTTCGTGCCGGTCGCCGTTGCGCATGGCGAAGGACACCGCCTCCGAGAACTGCTTGCGCGTCAGCTTGTCGGGCGCATGCCCACGCCAATCTTCGATCCGAGCCGCGGTCCCCATGAACCGCGGCACCTCATCGCCGAAGCGGTAGCGCGCGAAGGCGTCCGTCATGACGTCGGCGGCTTCGGCCTGCATCGTGTCGCGCAGGACGCGGATGTGCGTCTCCGCCGGCGGGCCGACGCTGGTCGTGCGGCCCTGCAGGTGATCCTCCATGCGCGTCGCCGTCTCCACCAGATCGGCGGAGACGCGGCGGGTCGCCACGTTGTCGGAGAAGTTGGTGCGGGTGACCGGGTTTGGGCCGACCAGGATTTCGCGCAGGACCGGCACGCGCTCCAGTTCCAGCCCCAGGCCGGAGAGGATCGAAACAGGCTTCACCTCGCGCACGTCCGCCGCGGCGGCGCCGACCGATTCCGCCCGTCCGACCGGCGAGGGTGCAATTTCGTCGACGACGGCGGCAATGTCGCGGGGAGCCAGCGGCGCCTCCGCAGCATCCACGTCGCGCAGCCCGGCGCGGGCCAGGGCATCGCCCTCCCGCTCATAGGGCAGGCCGAGCCGTTCGGCCGATTCGGCGCGCAGGTCTTCGAGATGCGCCTTGGCCCGACCGTACTCCGCCCGGCTCAGCACGCCGGAGGCGGCCCCGCCCAGGAGTGCGCCGAGAAGCGTGCCGGTGGCGATGGCGCCGGCCGTTTCCTCCCAGGATCGCGTCGCCTGCGAAGACTGGAGGATGGCTTCCTGCCCGGCCACCTGCGCACCGAGAGCCGCGCCCGAAGCGATGGCGGATCGGCCGACGGCCACGGCACCGCGCGCGCCGCGCATGATGACGGCGCCGGGCAGCGCAATCGTCGGGTCGAGCGAGCCGGCCAGGATGTCGGCAACAGTGCCCGCCCAGCCGGCGGCCTGCCCGATCTCGCGGTCCTTCTCCTCGCGGTCGATCTGCGCCTGAATGGCGCGGGTCTCTGCCGCTGACAGCGAGCCGTAGAACCGGGAGACATAGCGGCTCTCGTACTTGGTGCCCCTGATCTCCGCCATGGGGTTGTATCCGGGCTCAGCCGGGAAGGCGGCCGATCGCTGGTCCGACAGCACGGACCAGACCGGATTCTGCAGGCGGAACGACGCGCCGAGGAAGTCGCGCGGATCGGCGGGCGGCCGCTCCGGCGTATAGGTCGACGCGCGGCCGGAATAGGGATCGGTCGAGGTCAGGTCCGTCACGGCACCATGCCCCCCACGGTCGGATCATAGCGCGGCATGGTCGGGTCGCGCGCGATCTCATTGACGCCCTGCTGGAACTGCGTCCGCTGTGCATCCCGCGCGCGCTGCGGCGCCATGGCCGCGGCACGATCAGGCGCGAAACGCATCGTCTGATATGCCCTCGTGATCGGGTGTTCATAGATCACCACGTAGGACGGCGGTTCAGCCCCCTGCGGGTTGCGTCGGTAGGCGTCGATCATGGATTCGGTCGTTCGATCCGCGAGCAGCCCGTAGCGCACCGCCGGGCCCATGCCGGCACTCGGCACCTCATCCGGGCGCAACGGGATCGCGCCGCGGCCAAGCTGCTCGACGATCGCTCCGTTGATCTGCTGGCCGATCCAGCCATGGTCTCCGTTGACCGGCTCGAAGACGGTCTCCGGCCGGTGACGCATCACACGGCCGCCGTTGGCGTCGGACGCGCCCCAGAGCCGCTGAATGCGCTCCGTCGCCTTCTTGGTCGCCAGTTCCTTGTCGCCCTGGTAACGGGCATATTCCTCGCCCATGATCCGCTGCCAGTCCTGCATCAGGACGCCGCGCTGGTCCCCGTGCATGTCCGCCGACGGCGCAGCGCTGCCACGCATCCCGCCCAGCCAGCGGCCCGTCACCACGTTCGCGATCTGCTCCGGGGTGAACTCGTCACGGGCCAGGCGCTCGCCGGCCTTGCGGTTCTCCTCCCGGGCGGCGCGCACTTGCGGATCATCGGCCCGCGACCAGCGGTCGGCGAACTGCACCGGATCCTCCGATCGGCCGCGCGTCTGCCAGTCGTCCAGTCGCTCGCGCGCGGTGGCGCCCACCAGCGCCTCGAACCGCGTGGCACCGAGCCGGGTCTGCATCGAATCGAGGAACTGCATCGCGGCCGTCAGCTTGGCCGGGTCGTTCGACCGCGCCAGCGCTTCGATGCCACCCTTGATGCCTTCCTGCCGCAGCATCGGCTCCAGCGACGCCTCCGGCACCCGCGTGCGCAGCGCCTCAAGCAGCGCCCCGATGTCCTGTGGACCGGCGCGCACGATCGCCTGCCCGATGGCCGTCGCGTCCTGCGCCGTGAAGGGCGAGATCGAGCCGCTGCCGTTGAAGGCCTCGACGGCGCGGCCAGTCCGCACCCGCTGGTCGATGCTCTGGCTCAGCGCCGAGGGCGACGACGTATCGACCACGGGCAGCGGAGGCCCCATGATCTCCCGGCCGGCGACCGTCGGTCCCTGTGTGTCCATGAAGTGCTGCACCGGATCGGTGGCGCGCGCCTTCTCTGCGGCCTCCGCCGATTCGGCGGCTCGCCGGGCAATGTCGCGCTCGACCGGGCCGGCCTCGCCGCGTTGCGTCCGGCGCTGGAGTTCCGCAACCACCTGTCGGGCCCGATCCGGCGGCAGCGTGCGGACCAGCCGGTCCACCTCGCTCTGCCCCAGCTTCGCCACCAATCCGTCGCGGACGTCCTGGCTGCTCGTGCGAGCCACCAGTTCCAGCAGCGTCGTCTTCTCCTCGTCGGTGACGTTCTGGTTGGCGCGCACCGCCTTGTCGTAATCCTCGACCGCCTTCTTCGCGTCGGCGTCGATCCTGGTCTGCGCTTCACGGATCGCCGCGGCATAGACCGAGGAGCCGCCCGTCCGGCGGGTTGCATCGTTCGCGCTGCCGGGCTCGTTCACCCGCTGCGCCGCCCAGGCCGCCACTTCGGCGCCCGTCTTGCCGGCAAGGAACGGGTTGGCCTTGATCAGGTCCGCCGCCGTCTGCCTGCCACCGGACGCCGCGGCCATCGTGTCCGCCGCCGGAGCGTTCGGATTGCGCAGAAGCGCCACGCCGCCGGCGGGGCCGGCGAAGTGCATCAGGTAGGTGTTGCCTGCCGTGGGCTCCAGCCCCTCGCTGCGAAGGCGTGCCTGGTTCTGCTCGCCGTAGCGCTGCGTCATCTCGCGGGAGATGGCCGGATCATCGCGCAGCGCCAGCACCTGCGCCTGCCGTCGCCCTGCCATGAGGTCCGGCCGATGCTTCTGCACCATCTCCAGCCAGGTCGAATCGATGAACTGCCCGAGCCCGCGCGCCGACGAGTTGGGGTTTTGCGCGTTGGCGACGCCGCGGCTTTCCGCATTGATGATGCCGCCGGTGGGCACCCCAGAAGCCGACCCCGCCCCTGCCAGACCGCGCATCTCGTCATAGATGCGGATGCGTTCCGCCGCCGAGGCGCCGTTGAACCCGCGCACGACGGTACTCACCGCCTGCGCCGAGCGCAGCGCATAGACGTCCGCATTCGCCCGCAGCCCCGTCAGCCGCGCGATCAGGTCGTTGACGCGCGTCGGATCGACCTCGCGGCCCGCCTGCAGGTCCGCGACCACCAGGTCCCGCTCCTGCCGCAGTTCCGCGACCTGCGCTTGCCGTGCGGCCGCGCCGGACGTGATGGCGCTCATGGCCTCCGAACGAGCCTTGGCCCGCTCCGCCGCCGACAGCGGCAGGGCCGGGTCCATGATCCGCTCCTCGACGAAACGCTCCGCCGCTGCGATGTCGCCCGTCTGCCGATACATGCGATAGGCGGCGCCAGCCGTGCCCTGCGTGATGTCCCGCTGCCGGCGGTCGCGCTCGTCCGCTTCCATCTGCTCCGGCGTGTAGGCATAGCGCGGGTTGGCCGCCATCTGCCGGCGAAGGTCGGCCAGTTCCGCCGCCTTCTGCGCATATTCCGGCGTCGACGTGCCGTTCTCCTGCTGCGCCAGGCTGTCCAAATCGCTGCTCAGCATGGAGACGCGCGACTGGAAAGACGCCGCCTCGCGCTGCTGGTCGAGCTGGTTACGATGAGACATCAGCCCTTCGTAGAGCTGACGGCCGCTCTGCGTGACCTCCCCCTCGACGAACGGACGCATTTCGCGGGGCACGTTCCGCAGGAAGTCGCGGGTGAAGTTCCGGGCCGCCTCGCCGAACTCCTGCGGCCTCCCCTGAAACTGCCGCTGCAGGTCGCGCAGGCCGCGCTCCGCTTCGTCCAGGGCCTGAATGCGATAGGACTGCCAGGCGCCGACATTGTAGGCGCGGTCGCTGTCCGACCATTCCATCCTCTGCCGGACCTGCAGCTGGCCGTCCGGCCCGCGCTGCACCGAGGCGAAGCCCTCCGCCTGCGCCTGTGGCGCCATGGCACGGTCCAGCTTGTTGCCGAGTTGGCCGAACGCCTCTGCGATCATCGAATAGGGAGCAGCCGCCGCAGCCGCGGCACCGCCGGACGCACCGGGATCCTGCAGAAGCGGAACGGTTGCGTTCTGGAGCGTGGGGAGTTTGGCCATGACTGATCCTTACGGGGAGGCCGCGCCGCCGGACGCATAGCTTGCGCCCCCGCCGGCTCCGCCGAAGTTCATTGAACCGAACAGGCTCCCGAAGCCGGGGATCGCCTTGATGAGGCCGCCGGCCAGCGAGAACATTCCCGCCTTCTGGTAGGCGCGACCCTCCGCTTCAGCCTGCTCCGCCTTCATCCGCTCGCTCAGCACGCGCGTCTGCCGGTTCCGCTCGCCAATGACGCGCTGATTGTCCATCACCGCCATGGTCGTCGGACTGTTCACGTCGGCGCCGGTGGCAGCCCGGATCGCCAGGATGTTCCCCAGCGTCGTCCGCAACTCGTCGCGCGATGCGAAATCGACCTGTTCGGCGCGAGCCCTGCCGACATCAGCGGCGCGAAAGCGCGCCTCCGACGCAGCGCCGGACTGCGAGGCGCCAGCGACGCCGCTCGCAATCGCCGAGCCAATCGTCACCAGGGGAGCAATGACACCCATCAGACCGTGACCTCCATGCCCCACTCAACCATCGTCAGCCGCCCGGGCACACGCTGGCGCATCGTCACGCGCGGCTCGTGGTCCCGGCCAAGGCCGCGGAAGGTGTAGGTTTCGTCGCGGAGCGGCGGGCGCTCCTCCTCGTTCTCGCCGGCGCGATAGGCCGGAACCTCGCGGATGTGCCCGCCGATCTCGACCTCGAAGCCGTTCGACTGCTGAACCCGCATCGAGACCTTCGCGACCTTGCGGCGGCGCAGGCTCTGCTTCACAGACTGGCCTTCCGGCGCGCCGGGGATGAATGGCTCGAACTCTGGGATGTAGTTGAACCCGGCATAGAGGGGCTGATTTTCGACCGTATCCAGGTCTTCCTCCAGCACGCCATCCACGCCGACCGTCACCTCGCCCCGATACCATTCGCCGTCGAATACGTGCAGGATCGCCCCTTCCGCGAAGGCCAGCGCGTAGATGCCGTCGAGTTCCAGGTAGCCGCCGCCGTAGAGTTCCAGCGGCTCACCGGTGGTCAACTCAAGGACGTCGATTCCAGAGCCCAGATAGAGCTCGACCGCGCCATCCAGCAGATAGTCCTCGTCCAGAACCTCGACCGTCGAGCGCTCGCCGCCCGGCAGGTCATAGGTCACCATGAACAGGACGTCGCCGCGGTCGGTGGCCAGCCAGCGCACCAGGCCGTCCCCGTCCCATGGCGTCCACCCGGCGAACTGCTCGCGCGCATTGTAGCGACCGACCGCCAGCGTTCCGTCGGCGTTGACCACGTAGAGGTAGCGTTCGGGCGTCCGGGCGTCGCCGGTCGCCGCCACAAGGCACACCGGATCGTTGATCAGGTCAGAATGCAGTTCAGACGTGTCCTGCACGATGTAGGGGCGCGTCGTCTGGCCGGTGCCGACGATCGAAAGCACGCGGGTGGCGCCGAAGTTGAGATAGACCAGGCCTTCGGTCGTGAACGCCGGCCGCGCCGAGGAAGCGCCGTCCGAGGAGATGCGGCGAAACTCGACACTACCGGGCACCAGCGGGCTCGCGCCGGAAATCGGCACGTAGAAGACGCCCTTGTCCGTGAACACGAACTCGTCCTCGCCGCCGATGACGTGCTGCACGATGCAGTTGTCCGGCACCACCTCGAAAATGGCGTCGCTCGCGTTCGCGCCGGCCCGCAGATCGGTGCCGTCGCCGATCGCCGACCAGATGATGCCGCGGCCGAGCTGCCGGAAATTGGTGAAGATGATCCGCTGCACGTCTGCCGAGATCGAACCCGGCCAGCCGCGATAGTCGGACATGAAGCACTCATCCCAGACGAAGGTCGCGCCCGGCGACGCGCTCGACTGGCTCGAAACCGTCGTCTCGCTGTTCGGGCCGACGATCTTCTCGCCGTTGGAGAAGCCCGCGTAGTTGCTGGTCACCACCACGAACAGATGGCCCGATGTGACCTGCACCACGTGCCCCTGCGATCCGCTCGTCCGGCCCTCGACCGCATCGCCGACGGCGAAGTTGCCGCTGTTCGCCACCGTGACATCGAAGGTCGGCGGCAGCTCCTCAATGACAGTCCCCACCGCCGTGTCGGCGTCGGTAACGGAGGTGATTTCAATCTGCTTGCCGGAATAGCGGATCCGATTGCCGACGTGGATCGTCGCGTCGAACACCCCAGCGCTGGCCTCGATCGTCACCGAGCCCGTGCGCGCCGACGGCTGGATGGTGATGCCGGTCGGGGCGTACCGCCAGAACGGCTCCCGCGTCGCGCCGCTGGAGTCGGTCAGATAGGCGTAGTCGTCAATGACCCACGCGTCCGTCGCCTCGTCATAGGCCACCACGCGCGGGCGAAAAGTCTGGTGCCCGATATAGACCCTGGCGCCGTCCTGCTGCACCGTCAGCGCATAGAGCAGGTCCGCGGTCCACGGCTCTCCGGTGAAGGTGTGCCGCGTCTGCGCCAGTTCATCGCGGATCGTCAGCGTGCCAGCCGTCATCGTCAGCGTGAACTCAGTCGCGGGCGTTGGACGCACCTTCTCCGTCCGGCCGCCGTCGAGGAACAGCACGCGCCGCCCAGGACGTCGCTGCGCCGGGCCACCGGACAGCGCCCGCAGGTTCTTCATGGTGCGCGCGGCCGAGCGGGTTTCCTTCTGGTCATCGCGGCGCTCGTTCGAGGCGTCCTGCTGCCCGCCGGAAAAGTCGCGCTGCCGGGTGACGATCTTCGGGATGCTCACGGAAAGCCCCTATAGACCCTGCCTCCGTGACGACGACGCTGCGCCGTGCGCGAGCGGAACACAGCCCGGCGCCCGCTCTGCTGGTCGGAGCGGGAGCGCACGGTCTCCAGATAGCTTTCGGCATCGGACCGCTTGCGACGCGCCTCGTCGGGATCCTCGTTCAAGCCGGCGTAGATGTAGGACTCGACCATCATCGCCACTACTTCGGAAAAGCCGATGGGATAGGCGGACTCGGGCGGAGAGCGCACGTAGAGGCATGAGAGCGCAACGTCACTCGCCAGCGTTGCCGAGTCGATGTTGCAGCAGATGCGATTGCCGACCACCTCGTACTCCCCGACCGGCATCGTGCCGACGTAGAGGCCGACAACGTGCAGGCTTTCCGTCGGGACGGCATAGGCGTGGGTGTAGCGCGGGGTCGGAACCGGCGTGACGGCGTTGATCGTCTCGCTGTCCTTCGCGAAGCCCCAGTTGTGCCGCGACAGGGTGAAGTCGACGGCCCGGCGATAGGCGACGTCCGCCACCTTCCATTCGGGCGAGCCGTCATATTCGACGTTCACCTCGTTGTTGCCCGTGACGGACAGAGCATTGTTGATGATCTGGAGACGTACCGACATGCCGGCACGCTATGCGCGCCCGGCCAGAGCCTCACAGCACTCGCGAAAAAGGCCGCGCTCCGGTCGGGGAAGCGCGGCCAGTGTCAGGGAGGAAACGCCCAAGGAGGGCATGCACTGCACGAATGATCAGGCGGCCGGGGGGATCGTCTTGCCGTCGTCCGCACCGGGCTTGCCGACGCGAGCATTGGTCTTGGCCTTCGGCTTGCCGTCGGGCTCGAGGGCCGGCGCATCCATCGGGTCCGGCTCCGCCAGCGACCATCGCTTGGGGTCGTTCCGGCAGGCCTCGCGCGCGTCGACCATCCACATCTGATGCTCGACGACGCCCTTCTCCGTCTTCTCGTAGGCGATGACCTTGCCACTCATCGGTCGCGCTCCTTACCGGCCAGCCTGGGTCGTGCCCCAGGCCGAATAGGTGATCGAGGACGAGGCTGCGCCCACCACCGTGTAGATGCGGAGGTAGCGATAGACGGTATCGTTCTGCTCGTTGGTGAACGGCATCTCGTACCGGCCGATCGTCGAGTCCTGCGCACCACCCTGCCGGACTTCGGTCGCGCCGAGGTTCAGCTGCGCCAGGTTCTCGATACCGGACGCGAAGGTCGCGGAGTTCGAGCCCTGGAGGATGATGTCGTACTCCTCGTCATTCGAGGCGATGTCGATGGCCGTGACGTCGACCACCACGTTGCCATCGCAACGGGCCGCGCCGACGTCGACGATCTTGTTGGCCGAGTCCACCTGAGCAGCCGCCGACGACGTGACGGCGTAGCTGTCCTTCAGTTCCAGATCGGCATCGAAATTATAGACCCGCGCGCCCATGGCCGGTGCTCCTCGGTTACGCCACGATCGCGGCGTTGGTGATGGAAGTCAGGCGCGTCAGGCAGTATTCGTCCTCGTCGACGATACCGACGTCCCACGACATATGCGTGCGGTAGGTGATACCGTCGTCCAGCAGGCCGCCCTGACCCATCTCCATGAAGGACATCGGCCGGATCTGCAGGCCCTTCAGGCCGCCATCGCGGAACGAGACGACGTAGAGCGAGGTGGTGACGGCCGAGCCGCCGCCGTTCGCGACCTCCGAGAACGGCAGGATCGTGCCGTGCTTGGACTTCTGGTAGCCCCAGAGGAACGGCAGGCCGCCGTAGCTCATCTTGGGCTTGCCGGTCTCGTCCCAGGACTGGATGACGAAGCCGGAAATGGTGGTGTTGCGCGCCGCAGCGATGAACTTGGGCATCATGCCCCAGTCGGCGATGATGTGCGTCGGGTTCGACGTGTTGGCGATCGCATCGTCCAGCTTCGCCAGCGACAGCGCGGCGCCGCCGGAGG